GGGCATAGCAGTAGCTCCCACAGAAGTTGACCAATTAGTTAGGCGTATGCCATTATTACTAAGAACCCCTGACGGATGGGTTTCTGCCTACGGCACAGAGGTTCTAAAAGTTTTAACTGGTGCGGACACCTACCTAATAAAAACTTCAGAAGCAGGTATACAAGAGATTAGAGTTAAGGGATTGCCGCCAGTTAAGACCGATACCTTGGGCAGAAAATGGATCAGTTGGGTCAACACACCTGAATTTTCTCTAACAGAGATTAAAAGCACAGAGCTTATTAAAAATCGTTTTGTGTTTGTCGGTGTCACAGCAAAAGGGGTTATGCCTCAAATAGCAACGCCTGCGGGTCTTTTAGAACCACACAAAATACAAACAGCGTTGTCTGAAAGCATTTTAATAGAAGACAGCCCATTAATTCCTGATTATGCTTTGCTCGCTGAGTTAGGTATATATCTATCGACAACGGTTCTGGTTTGGTTTTTTCTAAACTTCTTTGGTGTCACATGGGGTTTGGTATTCTTTTTGCTTACAAACGCTCTAATCGCATATTTGGGCGTTTATTTTATCCAGTCTAATTTATTAATCGATGTTACTTGGTCGTTAATAGCTGGTTTTATTACAGGGTCTATTGCGTTTTACTTGAATTTTAGAGAGCAGTACAAGCTCAGACAGCAGATTAAAAAGCAATTTGAACATTATCTTGATCCTAGACAAGTTAAAAAATTACAAGATAACCCAGAGCTGCTTAAATTAGGTGGCGAAAAAAGATACGCAACCTATTTGTTTACCGATGTTAGAGGGTTTACCTCTATGTCTGAGTCGTTACCGCCAGAAGATGTCACCTACATTATGAATAGAGCTTTGACAGCACAACAAGAATCGGTACAAAAATACGAAGGTATGGTTGATAAATACATAGGCGATGCAATGATGGCAATATTTAATGCGCCTTTAGACCAGCCTGCCCATGAAAACTTAGCAATTGACTGTGCATTAGACATTATGAAAAACATGGAAGAGCTAAACAAAGAGCTTAAAGGTAAAGACTTACCACCAGTAGCCATAGGTATTGGCATTAATTCAGGTGAGGCAGTAATTGGTAATATGGGTAGTGATAGTCGGTTTGACTATACAGCTATTGGCGATGCGGTAAACACGGCAGCACGACTTGAATCGGCAACTAAAGAGGTGGGTGTTGATCTTCTTATAGGAGAAAGCACTGCTCAATTTACAAAATTTAAGTTAAACTTAATATCAACAATTAAAGTTAAAGGCAAGGCTGATGCCTTGGACGTATATACAGTATAGGTGAATTATGAGTGATGAGCATTATCCAACCGGCAGATTTGGCGGCGACATGGATCGCAATGAAGTCGAAATGGACCTTAGTAAGTTCATGGCGATGGTGCAAGAAATTGGTGCACTTAAAGACAAGATCAGGGACTTAGAAGATGTTAATAACAACAACCCTTATCAAAAGATTATCTTTGTGGCTCAAGCTGTTGATAGCTGGAGGATCTTTCCTAGAGCCTTTTTGTCTATTTATATGTACTTGCTCTATTACACAACCTTTTGGTTTATGGATTTACCAGAACCTAGTTTTGAACAATCGGGTTTAATATCTATTGTTGTTGGTGCAGGTGCAGCATGGTTTGGATTATATGCAGGAACATCAGGAAGCTCAAAGAGCTTTAAGGGTGAAAAAGAATAAACGGAGAATAATATGGCTATTGGTTTAAGTAATTGGTTTAAGAAAACTTTTCTTGGTTATGAAGAGAAAAGGGTTCGTTCCAGAGATGAAGATGGCAAATATGTGGGTGATGATAAATCAACGCCTAATATTAATGAAGCCTACACAACTGTAAACGTCAAAATAAAAAAAGATAAATGAAGCTGGCTCTAGTTTTAGGGGGACTTTTATTTGTCTCCGTTTCTATTAATGCGATTGTGTTCACTAAATTGGACAAAGCAAAAATAGAACTACAAACCGCTATCAGTAATCAAGCGGTACTTGAAAGAACTATTCAAGAGCAAAACGAACAGATTGTAAAAGCGCTTGAATCGGCTAAAAAAACTCAAGCTCAAATTCAAAACTTGAACTCCCAGTATTCTGCAAGCCAAGCGCAAGTTACTAATTTAAGAAATAAGTTTGCTAAACACAATCTTGAAGGTATGGCGCTCGCTAAACCAACCTTGTTACAAGGCAAAGTTAATAAGGCTTCGGCGAGAGTAATTGCAAATCTAACCACAATAACCAATCCAGACCAATTCAATGAAAAAGCTGCTGATAATACCATTACTACTAATTAACGGGTGTGGCACATATTCGCTTTTAGGTGAGTTGGCAGACAGACAACCACAAGTTAAGCCTGTGGAAGTGGTCAGTGTGGCAAAAAGAACACCAATCTACCATCCACCGCTGCCAGAACCCATTGAATCGGCTGCGATTGAGTGGCGAATACTCTCTCCTGATGTGATGCAGGAATATTTAATCGCAATTGAGGCTGGAGAAGAACCAAGAGTCGCGTATTATGGATTAACTTCTCAAGGTTATGAGAATTTATCGATGACAATGGGCGAAGTTACCCGATACATAGAACAAATATTACACATTGTAGGATATTACAAAGATATTGACGAAGAAGAAGAGGAATAAATGCCGTTATTAAAATATCAATTTAAGCCGGGAATAGACAAAGAGGGAACATCCTACACTAATGAATTTGGTTGGTATAACTCTGATAAAATTCGTTTTCGTTCTGGGCATCCAGAAAAAATAGGAGGTTGGGCTAAATATTCAATCAACACTTTTTTAGGAACAGCACGATCTTTATACAATTATTCTGCTGCTACTGGTACAAACTATATAGGTATAGGAACCCATCTTAAATTTTATATTGCTGATGGAAACACTTATAACGACATAACGCCAATTAGAGCCACAACTTCGGCGGGCGATGTTACTTTTTCAGCGTCTAATGGAGACGCTACGATTACTGTAGCAGATACTGCGCATGGAGCAGTTAAAAATGATTTTGTTACCTTTAGTGGTGCTGCCACTTTGGGTGGTTTAATTACTGCAACTGTTCTTAATCAAGAATATCAGATTGCTACTATTGTTAATGCTAATAGTTACACTATTGAAGCTAAAGACACTGATGGCGACACAGTTACAGCTAATAGTAGTGACTCTGGAAACGGTGGTAGTAGTGTTGTTGGAGCTTATCAAATTAATGTTGGGCTAGATGAATATGTTTCTAGTACAGGCTGGGGGGCGAGTGCGTGGGGCGATGGTACTTTTGGTTCTGCTGCATCTTTAGATGATACCAATCAATTAAGGCTTTATAGCCAAGATAATTTTGGTGATGATTTAGTTTTTAACCCCAGAGCTGGTGGTATTTATTATTGGGATCAAAGTTCAGGAACTAGCACAAGAGCAGTTAATTTTTCTTCTTTAGGTAGCGCATCTAATGTGCCAACAAAATCATTGCAAATAATGGTGTCTGATGTTGATCGTCATATTATTTGTTTTGGCTCTAATCCTATAGGATCATCAACGCTTGATCCTTTATTGGTTAGATGGTCGGATCAAGAGTCTGCTGTTGATTGGACACCAAGCTCTACTAATTCAGCAGGCGGTGTAAAAATAAGTAGTGGTAGTAAAATTGTAGGCGCATTAAGAACCCGACAGGAAATTCTTATATGGACTGATTCTGCTTTACATTCAATGAGATTTGTAGGCGCACCTTTTATTTTCTCATTTAATGAGCTGAAAGCAGGGGTTTCTATGATGTCGCCCAATTCGGCAGTGAATGCTAATGGCATGGTTTATTTTATGGATCGTGGTGGTTTCTTTACTTATTCAGGTCAAGTCAGTCCATTGCCTTGTTCGGTAAGAGATTATATTTATAGTGATATAAATATAGGTCAAGCCTATAAAGTGTTTGGTACTGCAAATATCGATTTTAATGAGGTCATGTGGTTTTATCCTTCGTCCGGCTCTGATGAAATAGATCGTTATGTTTTATATAACTATATTGAGGGTGTCTGGTCTGTTGGAACAATGGTTAGAACGGCTTGGATTGAAGCTCATTTAGAGAATAATCCAATTGCTGCTGGTAAAACAGGAACAGGCTCAAATTATTTATACAACCAAGAGTTTGGGCATGATGACGATGACAGTGCGATGACTGCTTATATTGAAACCGCAGACTTTGATATACAAGATGGCAATAATTTTATGCTGGTTTCAAAAGTAATTCCAGATATACAGTTTAGAGATGCTGACAGTGAAAATGAATTAGATATTTCTATTAAAGGTAGAAATTATCCAAGCGATAGTTTGTCTACTTTATCAACATCTTCTTTAACAAACTCAACACAACAAGCCTTTGTTCGATGTCGATCCAGACAAGCTGTTTTAAGATTTGAAAGCAGTGGGTCAGGATATGGATGGAGATTGGGATATTTTAGGCTTGATACAAGATTAGATGGGAGACAATAATGGCTGAGAAAAGTGCAATACCCTTACCTGTGGCTCCTCCAGAATATTCAAATATTGACCAGTCAATATTAAGATCAACCATTGAAGGAACTATTGTTGATATTAATTCTGACATTGGCGGAGCTAATCAAATGAAGAACAAAATATCTTCTCTTTCTGTAAGGAGACATCAGTTCTTATTAATGGGAGCCTCTGGTGGCTGATACCTTAAAGGTTTTAGGGCAGTTAGACCCATCAGCGACAACAACAACGACCTTATATACTGTTCCTGATAAAACCATGACTACAATTAGTTCTGTGGTAGCCGCTAACAGAACAGGCTCTGCTATAACATTTAGACTCAGTGTTCATGTGGGCGGAGCAGGTGCTGATGATAAACAGTATTTGTATTATGACAAATCAGTAGCGGCAAATGATTCATTAACAATAGTAATAGGCATCACTTTGAATCAAGATGATGTTTTAAAAGTTTATACAAGCGCAGTAGATATGAGTTTTAACTTATTTGGCTGTGAAACAAGCAACGATTAGGAGAAAGTTTTGGCAAGAAGAAAGTATTTAGGTAGAGCAAATGAAGAATTAGATGCTATGTTTGCGGAGCTTGAGTCTATTGACAGGAGCACAAAAACAGGTAGAAGAAAACACCGTGCTTTATCTAATAAAATAAGACGTAAAAGGGAAGATAGAATTTTATCTGGAATTAGAGGTTTGTTTGGTTCTAGGAAATATCCTGTTCCAGCAACCGCTTCAGGCGCTGCATCAACAATGGGTTTTCCGGGTGTTCCTGAAAGCCCTATTGGGATCGGAACTATGGCAGAAGCGCCACCTGTTCCTGATATTCCAATAGAAGAAATTACTGTTGATGCTAAAAGAAGGAGGAGAAGCGAACCAAATATAGAGCTTGCCGAACTTCCTGTTACTCAGAGTAGAGCGCCATCATTAAGAGCACAGGTTCCATTTGGAATTTATACTGGCGAATTGGCAGAACAATTTGGGAATGAAACAGAACCACAAAAAAGCATGATATCTAAATTAGGTAGAAATCAACTTAGAAGCCTTGAAAGAAGAAAGAAAAGAGTAGCTCAATATCCAGATGCCTATCCGCCTGATTATGCAACTCCTGAAGGAATGTTTAAGTACGCAGAAGGTAAAACCATAGAAGGAAACAGAATGATAGGCGAAGGCGGAACTCTATTTGATCCAACTGATCCTACAGATTTAGCTTTACTGGGATTGGGAATGGCACCTATACCCGGTGCAAGAATAGCTGCTGGCGCTGGCAAACTTAGGAAATTAGCAAAACTAAAAGATTTTCGTAAGTCTAATTTTATAAGAGATAATCAGACAAGAGATATAGTGCATAAATTAGCAAACCTAAAATCTGGTATGAATCCTAAAAATATGAAATTTGATCCAGTATTTACTGGTGCTGACGCTCCTCTTACATGGGCACAATTAGGAGCGAGAGCAAAAACAAAAAGCGGTGTAACAGCACTACAGCCAACAAGAGAAGCATTAGAAGAAATGGCAGAGAAGCAATTATTTGAAGGGGTTAAAAAAGGAGGTCTTGGAATTACTGCTCTTGCTGGATATATGGCAAACAGAGATACTTCTAAAGACGAAAAAGAGATAAAAGAATTAACAGAAGAAGAAATGGATAAAATGGAAAGAATATTATCTGAAATTGAAAAAGAAAAAGCATTTTATGGAGAAGATGTTGATGCTTGGAGTCCTGAAAATATGAACAGTAATTATGCAGGCGGTGGACAACTAATGGGTCATGCACAACAGCTTGCCAATGCAGGTCGTGGTGAAGATACCATGTTAATGCACGTTACTCCTAGCGAGGTTCAAGGCATTGCATCATTAGCTCCCGGCATGATGACCACTAATCCACAAACAGGATTGCCTGAAGCTGGAATTTTTAAAGATATACTTGGTTTTGCTTTACCATTTTTAGGCACAATGGTTGGTATTCCACCGTGGTTGAGTGGCGCAGTCGGCGCAAAACTTAGAGGTGGCGACTTTAAAGATATGGTACTTGGTGCAGGAACTGGTGCTTTGATGGGTAAACTTGGTGGCAAGTTATCTGAAGTACCTGATATTGGTGCAGTTAATCTTGCTAATGAGGCTGCAACTACAGCCCTATCTAGTCCAGAAACTTTTTCGCAAGCAATGCAAGGAATTGGAGAAGAGGGATTTAAAAATATTGCTGCTAAAGCTGCAATTGATCCTAATTTGTTACAAACAGCAGTAAGCGGAGGAGCTGACCCTCTTTCTTATTTATCTACAGTAGCTAAACCAGCACAGATTTCTTCTTTTGCATCAGGATTATCAGATGTTGCTCAAACAAATCTTCCTAATACTTTTGGTCAAAATATTAAAAACATAGGCGCTGGACTTCCAGCAGTAACAGATGCGCTAATGAGTCCTGAAGGTATGCTTACAATAGCAGGAACAGGATTAGGCGCTACTCGCGATGCAACCAGAAGATGGGATCAAAGCATATTAGACAGAGAAGAACAAAGAAAAAAAGAAGAAGAAGAGCTTTATCGTATGTACCCTGAAAATATACCTTATAGGGGTGGTGGATCACTTTACAAGAATCGTTATATTAATGGGAACTGGAGTTAATTATGGCAGCACGACCTAAAACAACAGGTGTTAAAACTCCTACTCCGAGAGTAACAAGAAGACCTGATAGAGAGTGGATAGAGGAACAACCACGCTTTGAAGGAGATAACCCTCGTTTTAATATACCTGCTCCCGGCACATATATGCCTCCACAATTTGTTGCTGATCCAGAAACTATTGGTCAACCAGAATTGTTCGGAACAGATTTACCTCCAATTACCCCGCCCCCGCCACCTATGATTCAACCACCTAGTGTCGGTACACTACCAACTTTTGATCCAAATTTAGGACAACCTCCTCCAGAGTCCTTTGGTATAGGCAATACTTTGATGCCGCCAGACCCATATGCCTCTCCATATTTTAATGATCCTTATTCTTATCTTCCTGATGAGCCTCAGCCTTATTCATATATTCCTGAATCAGATGTTAGAACTGCGGGAAGTGGCGCTGGAATAGGAAGCGTTACCAACAATCCTTTTAATCCAAATTATGGGAGAACTGGCGGACCTAATAGAAGTGGTGGTAATAATCCAATATACAACAACCCAATGAACAATATGGGAAATCAAAATATAGTACCGACAGCAGCAAGAACTCCTGTTGCTCCACCACCCGGTTACAGACCGGGCATTGATCCTGAATGGAATTATTTTCCTAATTCAAATCCGCCTGCAACAACAATGGGTCAATATCCTTATGGCATTACAACTCCTGCTAACTTACCAAATTTTGGTAATGCTTTAGCTGGGGTTGAAAATTTAGATTTTTCTAATTTTGATTTATCCAATTTAGATTTATCAGGCTTAGGTTTTTCTCAACCCTCAACCCCTTCTGTGCAACAACCGGAAATGCCTCAGATAGCACAGCCAACAATGCCAGAAATAGACTATGATCTTCTGGCTAGCAAGATTAATCTTCCCAGTCAACCTGCTTTTGAAATGCCAGATTATAGTGATTTAAGCGAAAGATTGGCAGGGATAGAAACTGGTTTAGGTGGATTACAAAATAGATTCCAGAATTTTCAGGCTCCTGAATTTAAAGCTCCAGAAATTAATTACGATCTTTTGGCAGGTAAAATTAATATGCCAGATTACACACAACAATTTGAAAACCTACAAACTGGTCTAGGCGGTCTAGGACAACAGATAGGAAATATGCCGTCATTCCAGATGCCAGATTACTCTCAGCAATTCGAGAGCTTACAAGGAAGTCTTGGTGGATTAGGAGAACAAATAGGTGGATTACAGACTCCTAGTTTTGAGATGCCTGATTATAATCAGCAATTCGAGAATTTACAGCAACAGATAGGAGGCATGGGTTATGGCGGACCTAGTTTGGAAGACATACAGGGAATAATGCCTAGTTATCAAACGCCTGATTATTCTTCGCAATTTGAAAATCTACAACAACAGATAGGTGGTCTTGGTTATGGTGGTCCAAGTTTAGAGGACATTCAAGGAATAATGCCATCGTATCAAGCTCCTGATCTTAGTAACTATATGACTGGGGAAGCATTGGAATCAGCGATTCAAAATGATCCTCGCTTGCGTGGACCACAGGGACTACAGGGACTACAGGGACTCCAAGGAATGCAAGGTCTCCAAGGTCTCCAAGGAATGCAAGGACTAGCTGGAGCTATAGGGGCACAAGGAATGCAAGGCTTAACAGGTGCCGCAGGTGCTCAAGGACTCCAAGGCATTCAAGGAGAGCAAGGCTTAACAGGTGCTATGGGAGCCACAGGACTAACAGGAGCTGCCGGCGCACAAGGTTTACAAGGGCTTCAAGGATTACAAGGACTCCAAGGGCTTCAAGGACTAACTGGAGCGACAGGTGCTATGGGAGCTATGGGAGCTACCGGAGCACAAGGGCTTCAAGGAATGCAGGGTTTACAAGGAGATATAGGTTTAACAGGGGCGGCTGGAGAGTCTATTGATCCTTCAGAGCTTGAAGCATTAATTGCTGCAAGCCAACAGTCTTATGATCCTTACAATCCAATGCTTGGTCCAAGCGATAGACCTCTAGGCTTTGCAAAGGGCGGATTGATTCGATATCAAGAAGGAGAAGGAATTGCTGGGTTAGGAGATGATGCTGAGATGACAGAAGGCAATCAACAATTGATAGAAGCTACCATAATGACTATTCAAGGGATGGCTCCAGATCAAGCAACAGCCGATGCCATTATTAATCAGTTTATTGGATTATATGGACAAGAAGCATTTATGGCTTTAAGAGAACAGGTATTAAATCCTGATGGTGGAGCACAAACTCAAGGAATGATAGAAGGATTTGGCGGTGGTATGGATGACTTTGTTCAAGGGGTTGCTGGCAATCAAGATAGAATAGCCGCATCACCCGGTGAATATATAGTGCCAGCCGATGTTGTCTCTCAATTAGGGGATGGCAATTCTACTGAAGGCTCAAGAAAGTTGGATGGAATGCTAGAGAGAACTCGGATGGCGAAGACAGGCACAATAGAACAAGCGCCACCTATAGATAGTAGAAGAGTATTGCCCGCATGAACGAGCCTGCTTTAAAATATGAGTTAGAGTGGTCAATGGTACACCCAGAAATATTAGACAATTGTTGGGATGAGTGTGCAAAACTATTAAGAAGATCAGTTAAAAGAAGCGGTGGTCGGGTTACTATTGATGATGTTTATAGAGATGTTGACTCTGGTAGATGTCAAATCTGGATAGTTTATGATACATCTACTCTTAAAATTATAGGTTGTATTGTTACTTTTTTAAAAGAATATCCTACAGATTTAAGAATGTTGCATATAGACCATATATCAGGCAGTGATATGAACAGATGGATGGATGATGGATTAGAAATGTTAATTAATTTTTGCAAAAAAAATGGTTACGATGGCATAGAAGGAATTGGCAGAAAGGGTTTTTGGAATTGGATTAAAAATATAGGGTGGAAAAAACACGCCACCTTTTTTGAAGTTAGAATACAGGAGTAATAAATGGGCGGAAGTAGCGGTGGCTCTCAACCACAACCAGTGGATCAAACAATAACACAAACACAGTTTCCCGCAGAGGCGAAACCTTATTATAGTCGTCTCCTCTCAAGAGGAGAAGCGGAGAGTTTGCAGCCTTATGCGGCTTATCCAGCTCAACGATTAGCTCAGTTTGCTCCAGAAGAGCAACAAGCCTTTGGTATGACCACACATCTTGCCAATCAGGGAACGCCGTGGTCAATGCAACAGGCACAGCAAACCGCAGGTCAACAAGCAAGAGGTAGACCTTTTGAGCCGTGGACAGGATTTCAACCACAAATACCTCAACCGCGCATACCACACCCAAGGATGTGGGGACCTAATTTAGGTGTAGACGACAGAGGATTAAGACAGCCTATGTATGGTGGACAAATGGGTCCGCAACAACAAATGATGCAACAACCAATGACCCCTGCTCCACAGCCTTATGGAAGAGGAAGACAGCCGTGGCAACAAGACACAACGCTTATGGGCGCTAATTATGGAATACCCGGCATGAGCACAGGCTACCAAAGCCCAAGAGAGCGTTATATGTCTCCTTATCAACAGGGAGTAACCGATATTGCCAAGGAACAAGCAATAAGAGATGCCAATAGAATGCGCTCAGAGATCGGTTTGAATGCCGCCTCACAGGGCGGATTAGGTGGCTATAGAGAAGGGATTGTAGAATCCAATCTCAATAGAGATTTAATGAGAAACCTAAGTAATATACAGACACAGGGTTTACAATCTGGTTATCAAAATGCCCAACAAATGTTTGAAGCAGATCGTGCGGCTCGACTAGGACAAGAAGGTGCACAACTTGGTGCGGCTCAACTCTTAGGTGGGTTTGCTCCACAAGCACAGCAAATGGCACTTGAAAGAATCGGTGCTCTAGGCGGTGTCGGTGGACAAAGACGAGGCTTTAGACAAGCTGGAATGGATATTGGTTATGAGGACTTCCTTAGACAACAAGGTTATCCACAGCAACAAATCGGATTCCAAAGCAATATTATTCGTGGACTTAACTTACAACCATCACAGACTGTTAGTAGTTATGCTCAACGACCCGGCTTATTTCAACAAACATTAGGCGCAGGGCTTGGTGCTCTGGGTCTATATCAAGGCATGGGAGGGAGACAAGGATGAGCCTAATTGATCAACAAAAGGAACTAGAATACTATCCTGATGAGGTATTAGCTCAGGAAATGATGCAACCCACTGGGATTGCTCCTAGCTTTTTGGTTGCTACTGAGATTAAAAGACGAAACGATATGCGTAATTCTTATCAAGCACAAATGAATCCACAGCCTCAAACAAGTGTGGTTGAGGAAGAGGCTATGGAATTAGGCGGAATTGCTAATGCTGATCCTAATGCAATGCAACAGCAAATGATGCAACAGCCTATGCCACAACAACAGATGCCACAGGGCGCACCTATGCAGATGAGAGAGGGTGGCGCTGTTCGGTATCAAGAAGGCGAAGATATTGATTTTGATGAAACAGGAGGCTTTATTAGAGGACCTTTGGGCAGGAAGATGCTTGGTAAAGATGGTTGGCTATATGACCCAAGCAGCAAAATTGATAATGCTTTGTTAGCTGCATCTGTGGTACTTCCTTTTGGTGGTAGATTAGTAACTGGTGCGGGCTTATTAGGAAAAGCTGGCATTAAGGGCGCTGTTAGTGGCGCCAAAGCATTAAAAGGAAAGATTGCTGAAAAATCTGCCGACCCAATAAAGAATCTTCTTGAAGGTATTGGTAGTTTTTCAACCAAACGGCTTGGATTTAAGCCTTCTTATGGGGGCGCAGGCTCAATACCCATGACAGAAGTTGGAAAACAAGCAATAAAAGGATATGGAAATCCGCTTCCATTATCTTTATCATCTCCATTCTGGTCAACAACCGCACCTATTGGTGCAGTCGGTGGACTGCTTTCTGGAGTTGGTGGCGAAGATTCAGGAATAGGAACCGAATCAGATGCTTCTATAATTGAAGATGTGAATGCTGAAACTATATCAATAGATGATATGACTATAGAGGACCTTCAAGCAGTGATAGCAGAAAGGCAAAATGACAACAGACTGCAAGAGCTTGCTGATAAACTATCCGCAGAAAAAACAGCAGTAGAAGATGCAGAGCGAGACAGAAGAGCAGCCCTACCAGAAATTGGAAGAATAATGGAAGATGCTATGGCGAATGTGCCTGAAAACGAAACCTTCCAAGACTATCTTTCTACATTAGAAGGTATGGAAGAAAGTCGTAAGGGTCAGGTTCTTATGGATTTAGGCGCAGCTATTGCTAATGCCAGTCATGGTGGTGATATTGCCAAAGGTTTCCAAGAAGCTGGTACTAAAGCAAGAGCCGAACAGATTGAAGTAGCTAAAGAAAGAGCAAGAGTTCTTGGAGAATCAAGAGCAATGGATATTGATGTTGCTATTAAGATGGCAACAATTCAAGCTGATATCGAAAATCGAACAGGAAGAACTTTACAAGAGTTGCTTCGTTTATTGCAAATAGAAGGAGTAGATTTTCTTACAGAGAATTATCCAGATAGCGCTGATTCAATTTTAGCTCAAATAGAAGAGGCAATAAAATTAACATTGCCACCAGTTCCAGAAAAAGAAGAGTCTCCTGAATAATAATGGCTTTTTCTGTAGAAGAATTTAAGCGACAGAATCCTCAATTTCAAGATATACCAGACGAGGAAATTCTAGCTATGTACGAATCCACTTCTCCTTCTGGAGAGGTGGCACAACCTACGCTTAGTCCTAAGCAAAAATCCCCTTTAATTGAAGAAGATACATCCTTTCGCTCGGCTATTTCCTATGGAATAGACCAGCCTCTTGAGAATATTGGCATTACTCTTGAAGCATTAGGTGCTGAAGGAGTCGGAGAATGGTTGCGTGATCTTACAGATCAACCAGAAAACTATGAAAATGCTACAGAAGATTTTATCAATAAGCAGGGCAAAGGCTTTAATTGGGGATATTTACCTAGAGCGGCTGTTGAACAAGCGGGTCAACTCGCAGGATCGTTAGCTGCAAGAGGGGTTGGGGCTGCTGTTGCTGGTCCAGTAGGTGCATTAGCTGGTCCGGGATTATTTGAGGCAGTGCAATTACTTGGTCCGGTTGCTTTAAGCAGAGCCAGAAACAATAAAAGAGATGAGCCAACATGGAGAGATTGGACTATAGCTGCTAGTTCTGCTGGTTTATCAGGCTTATTGAATGCTATCGGTATTAAAAATGTAGGACTTCTTAATAGTTCTTTAAAGGCAGGGCTTACTGCTGTTGGTACAGAGGCTCTTACAGAAGCTACTCAGTCTATTGTAGAGCAAACAGGAAGCACCGCAGGAACTTTAGCGGGCTTGGATATTGATCCGAAGCAGGCAATTGGTGAAGGTATATTAGGTGGAACAGCCGCAGGGGGTGTGCAAGTACCCACAATGATGCTGGCAAGAAACCAACAGGTTGCTCCAGAAACACAAGACAGTTATCAATTAGCTTTAGAGGCTGTCGCTGATGCAGAGTATGTGAATATTCCGATGCTAAGAACAGCAACTGGTCTTAAATCTAATACTGAATTAAAAGCATTAAGAGATAGATTGTTTGCAGACAATGTTATCCAGAAAGAAGGTAGTCGCTTTGTGCCTAATGGGAATTTTGTCACGAACTTCAAAAATGCTCGAAGATTGAAAATAGATGAGGAAGAAAGTGCAAAAGAAAACATTGTTTCTCAAACACTTGAAAGATTCAATCTCTTTCAAACTCCAAGCATTGATATAGAACCGAATGCAGGTGTTCAATTCAATCAGTCGGACAACACTAACACCACTAATTTTCTTTATTGGATTCAAGACAAATACATTGATCTGAAAAAAATACAGGAACAGATTACAAAAAAGCGCAAGAAAGAAGGGCTAGACCCTATTGCAGATGAGGCTGATGCGTATGGAGGTATATCCATATTTGAAGGAAAAGCAGAGGATCAGATAAGAGAGTTTGAGAACACCGAGATCAAACCAATGATTCAGGACATGAAGGCAAGAAAGGTTGATCAGGATATGATTGATGAGTTTGCACAGAATCGTCATGCACCAGAAAGGAATGCGTTTGTTGCAAGTATTAATGAGAATCAGCCTGATGGCGGTTCTGGAATTAATACAGCCGATGCAAAGGCAATCATGAAGTCTAAGTATGGGTTTGATTTAAAGCCAAATGTCATTACTGAGCAGGTTGTTAATCCAGATTATCAGAATCTAATTAATGTTATTGCTGAGATGCAATCAAGAACTGCTTTAAATGCACAAGAACAAACCAGATTAAAGAAACTTCAGGAACAATTAAATAAGACTAATCAGGTTGAGAATGTTGACAGAATTAGTTATGAGTGGACTGGTGGCAATCAGCTTGGGAGAAAGATGCAGACATTCTTTGAAACCCATATCGACCCAATGTTGCAAAAGAATAGAGATGTGATTCGTGAAGGCGGTTTGGCTACCAATGAAGAAGTTGATGGTTGGCAAAAGAACTATAATAATTATGTGCCGTTAAAAGGTTTAGCTGGAGATGAAAGCTCACAGGGATTTCCTCCGACAACTGGCAAAGGAATGAGTATTATTGGGAGAGAAAATAGAAGGGTTAGAGGAAGAAGCGGTGTAGAATCAGCTTCACCTTTGTTAAATACGATTGCCGACAGAACAGCAAAAATTATTCGATCTGAAAAGAATACAGTTTTAAATGAACTTCTAACTCTAGCAGAACAGAATCCTAACGACCCACTGTGGACTGTGTTTACTGAAGATACACCTATCTTTGAAGAAGCCTTTTCAGTTAATTATATTAATCCCGCAACAGGTCAGACAACCAATACTAGAAAAGAGGGTTATTATAAGAACTATCAAGTAAAGACTCAGGCAAGATCACAATACCAATTAAATAACATGGAAGACTTGGTTGGTGTTAAGCGTGATGGAAAGCAACATTATATTAAGATAAACAACACTAGATTATTAAATGCCCTAAAGAACTTAGGGGTTGATCAAAGCAATAAAATAACTAAGATTTTTGGTCCAGCCAGTCGTTTTCTTTCAATGGTTAATACATCTCTTAACCCAGAGTTTGTAATTTCAAACTTTTCAAGAGATATACAGACTGCTGTTGGAAACCTTTTGGCAGAGGAAGAAATAGGAACTCTTGCGGATAAAGATACTATTGTGAAACAAGTAATGGCTGATGTTTTTAACCCAAAATCTTCAGCAGTAAAAACAATGTGGGTAGGATTTAGAAAATATCAAAACCCAAAAGCCTTTGCTAAACTTCCGCTAGAAGAACAGCAAATGTTTAATGATTTTCTATCATCAGGCGCAAAAGCAGATTGGTTTCATGTTCCTACTTTGAATGAAGTAGCAAAAAATGTTAATAACCTAATCGAAATGCAAGAGGGAACTTTTAAAGGGGACTTTAAGAAAAGAATGGGCGCATTAAAAACATGGGTCGATGACGGCAATGCTTCGGTGGAGAATGGGGTTCGTTTTGCAGTATATAAAAATGCTAGAAAACAAGGCGTTTCTAAGAAACAGTCAGCCATTCTCGCTAAGAACTTAACAGTAAACTTCAACAGAAAAGGAATGAGTGGTCAGACCCTTAATAGTCTTTACTTATTCTTTAATGCCAGTGTTCAAGGTACAGCCAATATGCTTAGAGGCTTGAGAACATCAAAAAGAAAACAGGCTGCTGTTGCAGGGTTGGCGAGCTTTGCAATGGTTCAAACCGCCTTAAACGAAATGATGGGCGGAGATGATGAAGAAAGTGGTCGCAGTCATTATTCTCAAGTGCCAGATTATGTTAAAGAAAGAAACTTAGTCTTTATGAAACGAGATGGATCGGGAGAATATTGGAAACTGCCACTGCCTTATGGTTATAGTGTTTTCCATAACTTAGGAACAGCAACTGCTGAAATGCTATTGGGAATCAGAAGTCCTGCGCAATCTGCTTCGTTATTGACATCTGGCTTTCTTGGTTCTTTCAACCCTCTGGGGTATTCTCGATCAGACAGTTATGCTGGAACTCTTGGTAAAACAGTAACACCAACTGTGCTCGTACCTACTATTGATATCATGATGAACGAGAACTTCTTTGGTGCACCAGTTTACACAGAGAACTTTCCTATAGGCGCACAGAAAGCGGATAGTGCTTTAGCCAAGAGGAACACAAACGAGTTTATTAAAAAGTTAATGCCCTTCCTTAATGAAATGACTGGCGGTAGCAAGTATAAGTCTGGGGCAATTGATGTATCTCCAGATGTCATTCAGCATTTATTTGACACTGTATTCGGTGGCGCAGGAAAAACCTTTGGTCGAAGCACCAATGCGATTAGAGAAACCATCACATCACAGCTTGTTGAAGGCAAGATGCCAGAATTGGATAAAACACAGATACCTTTTCTTAGAAGGATTATGGGCGACCCAGATCAATTCTCAGCACAGACTGATTACTTTAGAAGAAAACAGTTGATCACTAATGCGGTGGCTGAGTACGATGAGTTCTCTGGCACAGTACAAAGTCAAAGAAAAAGAGACTTTAAAGCAAAGAATAAGCCATTGATGAAAATGGAGAATGATGTTAAAAGAATCGACAAGAAATTAAAGCGATTAAGGGATAGAAGAAACAAGTGGGATGCAAAAATCCCTGCAACGACAACAGAAGCACTAAAGATAGCAGACGAAATAGAAGCTATAGACGAAAAAATGCAAAGCATTTACAAGGATTTCAACAAGAAATACGATGAGAAAGTAGGTCGGTTCGACTAATTTTGACCAGTCAATATTTGATTGACCTATTGCTACATTCCTTGCACCAGTCGTGTTCAAACTAAAATATTTAACTACGCCAACACTACAGGTAAATCAATAAACCTGTAGGATTTAAAATATTTAACCACGCCAACAGCTACATTATTAGATTAATTTCCGCGAACAATAATACTGCTGTCGGTAAACTAAAATATTTTACCGGCTTGGGCCGGCAGCCGGATGAAAATATTTTTGTACTGAAAAAGTTAGGGTAGATTTAGGGTAGATTATTCTACATCCACGAAAAGTGGAGCATCATTATAGAGTCGATCTCTGGACATCTCAGCATATTCATCGTTGAGTTCAATCAATATGGCATTACGACCATTTCGGTCAGCAACCAAGCCAGTAGTCCCCGCACCACCAAAAGGATCAAGAACAGTTCCATCTTCGGGACAACCCGCAAGAACACAAGGCTTTATTAAATCAGGCGGAAACACAGCAAAGTGTGCGCCTTTAAATGGTTTTGTGGTGACAGTCCAAACAGATCGCTTGTTTGCAGTCTCATAAGAATCTTCTAATCCAGTATGTGGAGACAGCCCAGAACCTTCATTGTGGTATTTTCCATCAGTTCTATCCCTTGTTCCCCAATCTTCTTTCACTGGGTATTTGATTGCCTCATGATCGTAGTAATACTTCTTTTGTTTAGTAAGTAGGAAGATGTATTCATGTGCTTTGGTGCATCGGTCAGTCACACTTTCAGGCATTGGATTAGGTTTGTGCCATATAATGTCTTGTCTTAGATACCAACCATCTTCTCTTAAAGCAAAGGCAACCATCCAAGGAATACCCATCAAGTCTTTTACCTTAAACACTCCCCTCGCACCACCTGCTCTCGCTTGATGTCCTTGAGAGAGTTCTCCATGTTTCCATCCAGTATCGGAATCTCTTGCTCCAGTGTAGTGATTACTTGCATAAGAGTCCCCAAGATTTAACCAAACAGTTCCCTCGTCTTTTAGCACTCGTCTAACTTTCCTAAAGACTTCCACCATTTTATCAACATATTCTTCTGGCGTTTCTTCAAGCCCTATCTGACCTTCTCTTTCGTAATCTCTGAGTCCATAGTAAGGCGGAGAGGTAATACAAGTATCAACTGACTTTTCAGGCAGTTGATCAAGCACTTCCGAACAATCCCCATTTAATACTTTAATGCTCATCAAACAAACTTACTTGCATATTCTTCTGCACATCTTCCAATCTGGCACAAGCAATATCAAAATACTCTTGCTCCATTTCAATTCCTATAAACCTAAACCCTTCCAGTAATGCACCTTTGCCAGTGCTGCCACTGCCCATAAAAGGATCGAGAATAACACCACCTTTCGGTGTGACTAGGCGACATAAATACTGCATCAACTCTGTTGGCTTGACTGTTGGGTGGGTGTTTTTTCTTTTTGTTTCCCTCAAATTACCACTTCCAGTAAGCATTGAACCATCTGCTGTTGCACTCATAGCTCCAGTTCTAACTTCTTGGAAGCCATCCAACCCATCATCTCTATCTTGCTTACTCGCTTTCGCACAATAGAAGTAGCGCGACTTATCACCGAATACATCTTGCACCAGCTCAGAACCATCGTGCATGACATTGGCAGGGAATCTGCCTTGTTCAGATGATGATATGTTTTTGCCTTCATAACCACCTTCATATACATTTTTTGCAGTCTTATCAGTCTTCCACTCACCTCGACCACCCAACCTTTTATCATCTACTTCTGGATTGATACCAACCCTACATTCATCTATGTTAATCCCACCAGTACCATGCTCTAGGACATTCTCAGCCACAGTTCCCTTAAATGGTTTCCTCGCCATGACAATCGGCTCGTGAGCTGGCTTGAGTGCTGTACCCCACCCTTCGTATTCTTTTACTTTCTTACCTATGTTATGCGACTTAGGAAAGCCACTGCCATAAAGCCACATCAATTGATCTCGTATCTCAAATCCAGCATCTTCAATCGGGATAACTCCCCTGTGATAAGTTCGTGAGCCAAAGAATGATAGAAGGTGTCCACCTTGCTTGATGGATTGATATATTTTTTCCCATAACTCCTTTTGTGGCACATCATAATCCCATTGCTTGCCCATAAAGGATAAGCCATAAGGCGGATCAGCCACACAACTGTCTATGTTTTCTAGGGATTCCAATGCTTCCATGCAATCGCCATGATAGATTGTGGCATCTCCAATAATTTCTTTTTCAATACTCATCTTCTCCCTTTAGTTTCTTAGTTCTAAAAAAGCCATCGTATTCTGGATGTTTCACATGGAACAATCTGGAATAGAAAGCTATGTAATCGTTTGATATTTTGAAATCTGCACCTTGTGTTTCTATCGTTGTGTGCCAACGAATCCTCTGAATGACTGCCCATGCACTGTAGTTCTCTCTACCGCTTTTGATTGCCTCGAAACTGTACTTCTCAAACAATCTCCAGACATGAGGGTTCAGCCTATGCCATGCCCACCAGTCCTGTTTTCTATCGTCAAGTTCCTTGCTCATCGTTATATTGACCAGTCAATATTTGATTCATTTTACTGGTTTGTTTTTTCCATATAGTTTATATAGTCTTGTACTGAAGATAGTTTTTCTTCCAGTTGCTCTATGTAAATCTCTTTCTCTGCAAGAACCCTTCTTAAAGATTTAGCCATGCTTTCCCAGTATTCTGCCTTTTGTTTATTGCCTTTTGGCTTAGGCTTGTCCAATCCCCACGCTTTAAGTGTGTCGTATGTTTCCTTAGCCATCAGTTAATTTTTGTGAAATCGTTTAAAGGCAACACATCGACTATAAAGTTAGTTCCTTCGTATATATTATGTGCCCAATCTTCTGCTTGTTCTTTTGATTCAAACACTCCCATAGATGTTTTCAGTGCTTCATGTGTGTTCGGATCGCCATATTTTATAACCGCAATCCATTGTTGGTGTTCTTCACTCATCTTTTTGTTCCTCTTTTTTTATTAGTTTACGCAGATACCACTCTGCCTTCTTTAAATCTTCCAACCCATTCTTATGCTTGTATCTCGCAATATACTTCACAATGTTCCCCTCAAGAAATCCCATTTCGTATTCAACAATGAAGTCTGTGACCTCTATGGACTTACGATAATAGGGTGGATTAATCTTTTCTTCTGCCCTCTCCCATTCTTCCTTTCTCCAAATCTTAGTCAAGGGAAGGTTCTTTTTCTAGTTTGCCTTTTATAACAATAACCTCATAAGGGGTTTCCCCAGTACCAGTATCAACCTCATCTGGTTTGTTTCTGCTGACTGCTCTAAACAAAGCCTCATGTTCAGTCAGAGCCACATCTGATTCTATCTTATAAAATTCTGTTACCGACACTTGCATTTCTACTATGTATTTATTGTTTGCCATTTTTTTCATACCATTGATTATATTTATCGTTAATGTTTTCAAAAAGAATTTGAGCAAACTCGTTATTTTTGAGTTCACTTCTTGAATGTATGTTACAGAAGTTCCTAATAAACTCAGACGCATCTGCCTCGTTGTCCACCTCTGAGAATTTCCAAAACTCCTTTTCTCTTGCCATGATTCCTGCCCTATCAACAAATTTCTGCCCATGACTTTTCTTGGTTATGGGTTTATGTGGCGCTGGTGTCTCATCATCTTGTATTCCTACCATTGCACAGTAATACCTTGTTCCTACCCAACTTCTTAGCAAGTCCTCTGGTACTTCGTCTGGGTGGACACTAAGCACCAGATAAACTCCTTGCTTGTTCTGGGTTATCCTAACCTTGACAGCTTCAAAACTTAAAGCGCTCAAAATGGAATCTCATCATCAAAAGGATCAACTTCTTCTTCCTTAATCTCTGGAAGTTCTATGGAAACATACTTGTAAACCTTTCCATCTTTAGAAACCCTGTCCCACATAGCCATACTAATAGAAAGGTCTTGGTTGGCTTTCGCTCTCTCGACCAACGCTTTTAATATGGTTTTAGACAGTTCAATTTTCCCAGTAAAGTCTGGGTGTTTTGGTTGCTTTTTGTAAGTGTTAGCAAACACTGCGCCTTCGACTTTAATTCGATCAGCCATCTTTCTTCTCCTCATTGGTTAGTTCACTTTTTCTTTTTGCAAAAGATTCAAGCAAGCCATTGTATATATCCTCTTGACCTTCCTTGATTTTCTTAAACTCTTTGGCATTTTCTTTCCAGAAGGATTCAAGAGACTCAATGGTATTACAGTCAGCTAAGAAGGCTTCCACCAACTTAACAAAACCATCGTCATTGGATTCGGCAGACTCGTCACTTGTGGGTGATTTATTCTCGTTATTGAAGGCATCTGCCGAACCACTGTCTTCTTTTGTTTCTTTTTTATCTTGTGAGGGCAAATCTTCACCAGCATAGATATAATGTCCAAGACCAAACAGCGCTATCGCTTTAACCAGACATCTCATTTTGGCATCAGATATCTGTCTAGCAGATGGATTAGAAATTGCATTGTTCTTGTAATCCATAACAGGCAACCACATTGATCTAGTAAGATTGCCTATAGAAACAGTGACATGAACACTGGCACTCCCATCGGGATAAAACATTGCATCACGCATGATTTCATCTGAATCGGTGAATGCTTGAAAGGTAAACTGTGCATCAGCATAGTGTTCCATCAACACTCCCCAAGCCCAAGCCCATGATAAGTAGGATAAGTTCATCTTCTTTTCGATATGCTCTGAGCAATCTACTTTAGATAAGGTTTCCCAAACCTCTTTGTGTGTTAACTTGTCAGCCATAATATACTCCTTGTGATTAAATATTGACTCGTCATTATTTGCCCAAAAACTGTGAACAAAACTGGTTAGCGGGACAATAGTTTTCACATTTGTTAGCTTTGCCCTCACGAAATTCTACATACTCATTGTCTCCAATGTTTTGAAATGCCTCTGATTCAGTGTTATACAACTTCAATGCTCTCTTTTTTCCTTCTGTCATCAATGCCCACTTGTCTGGAATTTTCCATCGCTCCTCATCGGTGCATTCTGGGGTTTCTCCAGTAATTAAATATTCTTTTCTTGCTTGTTCATGCACTCTTACCCTGTCAAAGATGAAATCATGTTGTTCCTTCTCGCTCCACAAGGGTATCTCTAAGCTAACGATTGGCGTTTTAGGGTAGTCTTTGTTCCTGAATGACATTGCTCTACTCCAGTCCCTTAGAATCGCTATAACCTTAATTCCTCTGACCGCATAACCATTCCTTCGCCACATATAAGCATAGCCATTGGTTTGTTGTTCCCAATCTAGTTTGACCTTGCCATAAGCCAAAGCATCTTTGACCGCATAGTAAGAGGTGGTTTTATAATCAACAACTTCGTGTTTAACACGATCATAGACATCGGTTGCTCCTGATATAGTAACTCCATCTATAGTGATAGTGTGTCTTTGCTCACAGATTATGTCATCGTTATCTCTGTTGGCTTTCTCAAGTCCTTCATGAGTCCATGTGCCCATTCTTGAAAAGAAAAGATCGGAAACATCTTGCACCAATGCGCCTTCGTTTTCATTTTTTAGTATTACTTGTTGGGGTGCTTTCAAAAGGGTGGTCATGCTGTAGTCTGCACCGCCAGCACTATATTCATCATGAGTTAATGCGGTGACTATGATCTGATCAAGATTATAAACGTTGGTGTACTTCATCTTATTCTCCAAATACCTATGCCTCGCCAACCTAGTTCCTTGGCTACATCGTTTAAGACGAGCCTTACTGTAAATTTTTTTGAGGGGGTTTTTTTCTGGAATCTATGAACGATTGTTCTTATGGTATTGCTGTTGTCTCTTGCACCATCCTCTGTCATTTCTAGTTTAATCAGTTCCCCTTTTTTGATAGACTCAAGGGGCAGATTCCATTTAGACCAGCTTGATTTTTTGGGAAGTTCAGCCTTCAAAACAACTGGTTTGATTGGTTTATTCATAAGAATCCTTGTGATTTTTTTTCCTTGTGAAATAGAAAGTGTATAGAACGTACATAAAATGTCAAGGGGTTGTTGATAATAACTTGTAAGAGGTATTAATGAGTGATAAGATTAAGTTTGTTGTCAAGGGACAATGCTATAGCAAAGCCAATAGTAGAAGGCTTGTTTCGATAGGTGGCAAACCACGATTTATCAAATCAAAACAAGCACTTAAATACGCTGAAGACTTTTCTTGGCAATGCCCTCAACAAAAAACTTTAATACCAAAAGATAAGGATGTTTCAGTAACCATGACTATTTACTACTCTAACCGCAGACCAGATTTAGATGAATCTTTGGTTCTCGATTTGATGCAAGGAAAGATTTATGAGAATGATCGTAGCGTGAAAGAGAAACACATTTATCATGGTTTAGATAAAGAAAACCCAAGAGCAGAGATAGAAGTAAATGTTATCGATGGATGAAAGAATGGCTTTCAATTTAAGCAGAGCAATTTTGAAACAGGCATTGAGAGACTTCCATTCTTCTGACTCAGGAAAAGTTACAGATGTAGCAGATTGGGTTGCTAGTGGTGAGGAGTTTCATATGATTTGTGAAGGTGCAGACATTGACCCAGATTACTTAGCAATGTTCTTTCTTGAAATGAGTAAAAGACCAAAGATAGAAAGAAGAATATTGGCTGACAATGCGATTAGTGTTCTCGATAGTTTCTCTATGCAAGAGCCTTCTGCAAATTAAAAATCTACAGAAGGCTACAAGGAGATACTCATTACGAGTAATTATGAATAACTGATCTCATCGACCAGTAATAGCTAGTATATATATATATCTAGTATATTACTAGCTAGTATATAACCAGTCTGTTTTATAACTGTTAGTTTAATAATAGTTGGTATATATACAGTAGGAATAAATTATGAGTATAAACACGAATCTTCAAAATGAATTATTAACGATATCAAAAAGACTGGATTATGGGACACACAAAATCGTATGCCCTTCATGCAGTCATACTCGCAAGAAACACAAACACGACAAACCCTTGTCTCTAACAGTCACTTCTGACTGTGCTTTGTATCGTTGTCATCATTGTGGAGTTGAGGGCAGAGTTTCGGAAGCGAAGCAAAACAAAATATTTTACAAAGAGCTGGACACAACAATTTACAAGCCTGACACCACAGCTAAAGACTGGCTGATGAGCAGAGGCATATCCGAAGAAGTTATCAAAGAGTTTGGGATTATCTTTTCAACACAAAAGTTTAATGGTAGTGGGGAGTTGCCGAGCGTGGGATTTCCCTATAAAAAACAAGGAATTACTTATGCGATTAAGTGGCGATCAGCAAGTGATGAGCACAAGCATTTCACACAGACAAAAGGTGGTGCTAAAACATTTTTTAATCTGCCAGAAAAACTGAATGGGCAAAACAAAATAATTATTACCGAAGGGGAACTGGATGTTCTTTCACTGGCGACTGCTGGTATTGGTTTTGGAGATGATGAGCATAATACTTTGGTTGTTTCTGTGCCAAATGGTGCGCCATCAAAGGTTAATGACAATACAGTTGACGATAAAAAGTATGATTATCTTCGTGATGCGGAATTGATTTTATCAAATATTGACCAGTCAATTTTACTGACCGATCAGGATTCTGCGGGAGATTCTTTGAAGGAAGTGTTGGGAAGAAGGATTGGGAAAGCCAAATCTTTTGAGGTTGATTTAGGGGAATACAAGGATGTGAATGAAGTCCTAATGACAAGCGGTGTTGAGAAGATTGTTGACGCGATTGAAAATGCAAAGCCTTTGCCTCTTGCTGGACTTAATACGATTTCAACCTACAAGGATTCAATACAATCTTTATACGACACAGGATATCCTAAAGGAGTACAGACAGGACTTCCATCATTAGACAGGCTGATATCGTTTAACCCAAGCAATCTATATGTCATTACAGGATATCCCTCTCATGGAAAGTCAGAACTGGTTGATGAGGTGTGCATACGACTCGCCAAACAGGGAATGAAAACTTGCTTTGCTTCTTTCGAGAAACCACCACAGCTTCATGCATTGCAGTTAGCATCTAAGATTGTTGGCAAGCCTTTCTTCAAGGGAAAAGAACAGAGGATGTCACAGGAAGAAATGGAATATGCTATGGAATTTATAGAAAACAATTTCGTTTTCCAAGATCACCAAGCGGGCAGTCCTTTTACGATTGAGGGGATTTTAGATTTTGCATCTTCTAGTTTGTTGAGAGCCAATACTTCTGTCCTAGTTATTGACCCCTTTAACTTCATTGATATTAAACAGGGAAGACAGTTACTAACTGAGGCAATCAATAAGATGCTTACCAAAACATCTCAGTGGGCAAAACAGACTCAATCAATCGTCATGTTCGTGGCACATCCAGCCAAGCCACAAGACAGGGGACAAAAGGTAGCTACTGGACTCGACATATCTGGGTCAATATCGTGGTACACCAAAGCCGATTTCCTATTAAGTGTTTCTAGGAATGACCATGACACAGAGGTTCATGTGCAAAAGGTTCGTTGGAACTTTCAAGGCACTCAAGGAGTGGCAAAGTTGAGTTATGATTTGAATAGTGGTAGATTTGTTGAACTATCTGAGGACATTGGTTTTGACAAAGACTACGAGTGGACAACAGACTTCTAAGATTATTCTTAATGAATTAGGCAATAAGGAGTTAAGAAAAAGACACTCATACTCTCTCGACAAGGGAGAGAATAGTCCCTTCCATCACATGAAAGTCAATGACCAGACTCCAATCGACAAACTCTTAATAGAAAAAACAATATCCATTGACCAACACCATGTTGGCACGAAATACACAGAAATTGTTTTTAAATCTGGCGCATATCTCAAAAGTCCATCTTGGGAATTTAGAGATATGAAAAATAATCACACCCCACCCACGCCCCCAACAAGAACTTTGGTTCTGTCTGGTGTGCAAAAATATTTACAAAAGGAGGCGAGCAGCAGCGTGGAAATTTTATTATGGAATGTGATCGCCAAAGAAAAAACCCCAAGAGATCATGAGATCGACCCCTTGAGGTTTGGTTTGGATATCCTTTCAGACTATTGGTATCCGAAAAGAAAGTCTAAACAAGAAGTTAAGTTGCAGAGAATGGTGCTACAAGCCCTTCTTTAGAAAGGCATTGCATCTTCTTGGTCAAGACCTTCCTCTGCTTGCTCTATTCTACCCCCTAACATTTCTTCCATTTGGCTACCATACTGACGAAAATCATCTTGTATGAACTGTCGAATTTGAGAAGTCATACTTCTGTTATTCGAGTCTGCGATGACCTTTAGTTTCCTGTGGTCTTCAGGAGAAAGCCTGCACATGAAATTATGTGTTACTTCTTCTTTCTGTAATTCAGTCATGATGTACTCCTTAATTTTGACTGGTCAATATTTGATACTTTAACCACCTCTACAAATGCAGATGCGTAATCGTATCGTTTAGTTTCCGCTAAGAACTCAAAAGCGAACTTTAGTTGTTCCTCGCTAAAATATAGTTTGTGGTCAAAGATGGCATCTTGCCCATGTTCAACCGCCCTCATTTCGTCATCATAAACATAACACTCGGTTCGAAATCCCCAGTGACCATTTATTTGGGTTTTGTAATGAACTATTGTTGCATAAAGGCTTTGGTCAAAGAACTTTTTTAATGCCTCTTTATGGTCGTTCATGTTGTGTCTACCTCGTAATAGAAAGATTCTTCTCCATTGTCTTTGACATGACATAACTTGCATTGATGCTGTCGGGTTCTTTCATCTGATCTTCTGTCGTATGAATGAACCTCTATTCCCATTTCGTGATAGATAATATCGACCCCTTCTCCGCCATCTTCAACATCTAAAGGATGTTCGTCTATAATCATTTGCCTTCCGCATTCATCACAAAAATATTTAATCATAATTTACTCCTTTCCTGTTTTCTTTGTTCATACTTGAAACCCCATTACTAAAATCATGATCAGCAAAAGAACTGACAGATAGTGAAATGAATATTCTATTATGTGTTTAAGCATCTTTTATCTCCTTTTCTAGTTGTTTAATTTGGTCTTTGTAATCTTTCATTTTTGTTTTAATTGTTTCTCGTCTTTTAATCTCTCTCATTTCATATGCTTTTGTATCGATAAGAGTTTTCCAGTCTTCTAAACTAAGCACTTCTGCTATTTGCTGTAATTGTTTTTTTGTTATTGCTTTTCTGGCAGATGTTTTTGATGTGGATATTTTCTGATAGATGCTTTTGTGAAAATTACACACAGTAACAAGGGTATGAACACCTCTTATAAGGGGATGCATACCAACAATCTCAGCCAACAGAGATGTATTAACAATATATTCTGTCTCCCCATCTTTGTTTGATATAGAAACAAGATTCCTTCTGTGTCCTCTTTTATCAAAATACCCATCACCCGCTTTCTTTATAAGCTGTCTTTCAATGTCTGTCCACTCTTGGTTGTGACTTCTTTGCTTTGGTTTGGTTAAAACCCCTTCCTTATACATCTTGGATTTTTCATCCATCATGGCAAGGACATCTTCATCAGTATGGGGATTTATTTTAGAGATTGTGTTTACTTGTTCCGCCTTTTGCATAACATCAAGGTCACAATGCGCCTTTGGAGTAGAGTAATCTCTCTCCGCGTATGTCTGTATTTTCTTTGGTGTTAATATATCTTTACCCATCACACTTCCTCTGATTGATGCCTTCCCATTACATACCAGAATTTTCCGTTCTTCTTGGCAACAATAAGTTGATCTTTCTTTAATGGGTTTTGTATTAGGTCTAACAGAATGTCTGTTGTGATTCTGAGTTTATTGATCTCAGAATATTTTGATTCGGCATTAAACACTATGCTCATGCTGTTGTTGTTATATACCCCACCAAATATATTAAGAGATAGAATATCTCCAGCATCAAAAGAGAATAAATTATCCAGTTGTTTCTCGGTCATCTTATTCATAATAATTCCTTGTTTTTTGTTTATTCATACTATGGATTATATAGACGAATGACATAAATTCAAGCAAAAAGATACCACAAGACAATCATTGGACTACCTTCAAACTATCTTCATGTATGTAATATTGACTGGTCAATATTTAAACAATTTATTCAGAAAAACACGGGTCAACAGCTTTCTTCGGGCTCATAAAAATATTTTGTGTTCCCAGTCCCAGAGCTGTTTGGTCGTCAAATATTGACTGGTCAATCTTCCTGATTAAAAATCCACAGACCCCCCTGCTCACTACAAAAATATTTTTCCGGCAAAACGCCGGTCACCAAATTAAAATATTTTCCAAAAAGCTCCAGAATTTAGACCAAAAAAAAAGACCCCACTAGCCCATATCTAAAAAGATACAGACCAGTGAGGTCAAATTTTATTTATTTATAACTAACGATTGTAAGTTTCTGTCCAGTTGTTGAAAATTTGCTGTGAACGCAAATAGGGAAACCATAAAGGGATTCAAATATTGACTGGTCATTATTTAAACGACCAGTCAATATCATCACTTATCCCCAATTCAATCCGAACTTATCAGCACAAACTTTCCCATAACCTACTTCAATAGATCGGTCATCGGTCAGTTGTCTATGACAGGCAAAGCAGTTACCAGTGAGTTTTCCATATTCACTCGCAACCTTTTCAGGATCATTAACTAATCTAGTTAATAGATTAATCAATTCATCTTTTACTTTTTTGCCATTAGCTACTAAGTAAAGATCGCCATTGGTATCGATCCGCCCAAAGTAAATATTTTCATTTCCCCATTCCCCATTGCTGAGAAATAGTTGTCCTCTATGCTTTGACTTATTGGTGGCTCTCGATATTTTTAAATCGGAGTCATTAAGTTTCAGCCAGAGTTTAGGAAACGATTTACTTTTTGCAGACATCGCCCTTTTCATCAGAGAATAAACACCATTTATATTAGGTAGTTTATCTTCTGGTTTCGGAGGCGGTGGTGGGTTCTCTATTTGATCAATGAATTTATGAACATGAAACCACTGTTTATCAGAAAGATAACCTTTCTTTTTAAACTGTTCAAATAGACTGGTGGCAAATCCAAAACTCCAGTTTGGAATTTTGTCATCGTCAAGATAGTCTTTGAACTTGTGGATGTTTTCTTCTTTGATCTTTAATTTATCAACACTACCCATTGATAACCTCCTTGATGGTCAAGTGCCATGCATCAAAAATAAATGCATAACCAACCACCGCTACAAAGAGACAATTAACCAACACAAATGCCAGCCCTAAGACAATAATAACTGACTTAGTATTCCAGTTATGAAGTTGCCTTATTGCATTAATGGCAAAAGGAATTGTAATCGCTCCCATTGTTGCAATAGCAATCAATAGATAATGGATTATTTGTTCATTCATAATTTCTTCTCCTATAAATGAAAGTTAATATTAGCTAACAGAATTGTTAGCACCAATAGCCAATCTTGCGATTGGCTTTCATAGGAATTTCACCTAATCATCAGTTGGTTCTATTTTGTTTAACTTAGTTAATAAACCCTCTAAAAAGGCGTATCTCACTTTTGCTTTTTCAATGTCCTCATAAGTGAATCCGCTATTTTTCCTAACTGAGCCATCTTTATTCAGCACAGGTTGTGAGTAGTGTGCATAGACACCAGTCCTATTTAGACTTATTTGAACATTACCTTTTATTTCATCTAACTCTTTTTTGGTTAGTTTCATAATTTTTCTCCTATTATGTTTTGGGATAATTCCCATTAATAACACCAAATGATGTTATTAATGGGAATCTCTCTAAAATCGACCCTCTCAGATCGCTCAGGATGCAAAGTTAGGAGGGTAGTAAGGGTATGTTATACCCTTAAAACCCCCCTTTTTGCACCAATCCTAAACAGCTAAATCTAAATCAGCTTGTAAGCAATGGGGAGGTAAATGGATTACTTCCCCAAACTCGCGCTCAACAATGCCTTCTTCTTTATCATCAGTTGTAGCCCATAGGACTGGTATATCGGGTTCATCTTTTGCTTTTACTGGACAAAATTCTCCATCAGTAAAAACAATAAGACCCTGTAGATCGGCAACATCATCGGTGTGCTTATTCACATATTCAAAGATCGGAGTTAATCGAGTCCCACCGCTACCTCTAGGTGTCAAGTCTGATAAAGACTCACCAGCAGAGATATCGATTTCATCCCAATAATTACCATCTTCGTCATGGTGAAGTATAGTGCTACACCAACAAACTTTGACTTTCTCAATGTTGCATTGCTCAACCAACCCCTGTATTTGTTCCATGAATCCATCCATGTAATAAAGAGTTGAATAAGATACATCAACACCAATTGCCAAAGTGCCACCCATAGCTGAACTGACTCTACTCGGAAGATAGTTTCCTTTCTTATAAGTTTTGTCTTTCCAGATATGGTTTCTATGAGGTCTATTCCAAGATGTTTGATCGGGATATACACTAACCAACCAATCTTGAATTTTCTCAAGATAGTTGGCAGTTTCCACATCAATCTCATTAACCCTTCGATTGAATGAGTTGTCATAACCATCACCGCAAGATCGACTCATGCTGTCAGCCAATCTGACTTTGTTAGCCAAATCTCTTTGAGCATCAATCTTTTCTTTTTCGGTTAATGGTTTTCCATCTTGGTTCACTGCATCCCAAACCCCACCAGCTTGAGAAGTATCAGATGGTTTACCTTCATTAGCATTAGCTAAATCATCACCATCTTTACTGTCTCCACTATTGCCTTGAGAATCAGAAGAATCATCATCGGACTGTTCATCAGATTTACCATCAGAACTACCCTTTTGTTTTTCTTCTTGTTCCCTTGACAATATAGCGTAGATTTCATCAGCAGTTTTGCCATCATATTTGCTGTCGTACAAAGCATCTTCTGGCATTTCCCAATATGATATCGCCCTTGATCTATGTAACTCGCCATTGATTGCATAATCAGTTGCGATATTCCATAGCTTTGGGTCTCTACCATTTCTTCTTAAATGGTGCGCCCAAGTACAATGTAACGCTTCATGCATTAAAACGAATTTTAATTCTTCATGACTCGATTCATTGACAAAGGATTCACACCAAAAGATATGATTACCATCAGTTGCCATTGTAGAACAGACCCCTTCTGAAACTTCTTTCAGAATCAGAGGAGTAATCATCGATGCCATACCCAATCTTCCTTCTTGGATGATCGAGGTTCTAGCCTTGACGATTTTATGTTCTGCCACTTTACTGGCAGTTGTTTGTTTATCCATAATTTTTCTCCTATATATAAACAAATTTTGTGAACAGAATGTTCACATGAAAACAAATATTGACTGGTCAATACTTGCTTTCAATTAAACACTCTAGGATTAGGGGAGTCTTGCGACTCCCCATATCCAGACTAAAATAATCCTTTAGCAGTGTCAGAAACTTTGACTTGCTTTTCAGCTTTCCTAAGTTTCTTGGCTGTGGATTTTCTAGTTTTATCATCCTTCTTGAGATTGCTTTGGGATTTTGCTTTCACAATGTCCTTTCGCAGATCATCAACAGTTGATTTTAGATCATCATCATCACTCAATAGATAATCATCTATTGTTTCCAACATTTCTCTAAGATCATTGTAGCTACCATCTCTCAATGGATGTTTAGATGGTTCTTTTGGATCATAGCTTTCCAATGCATTTGCCAGTCTTTCAATACTGGAAACCAGTTTCTTGGCAGTAATCCTGTCGGCATTTTTCTGCACTCCCTTGTTTCTTTCTTGAGCAGTAGCAATAATATTAGATTTAACATCTTCCGATATTGATACTCTAATATCATCAGCATTGAACTCATTTATTATCCCGATTTCATGATCAAAGATGTATCTTGCTTTCAATTCATCAGCACTAAGATAATCTGATTCATTGAACAGATCGCCTAGACCAGTTTCTTTTGCTTTCATTTCTTCAATCGCATCCGAATAACCATCTATGACTTTCTGAACAGCATCATTAAATTCCTTTTGGAACATCTTTACCTGTTCTTCAAACCATTCAAGTTTTTTGGCGGGTAGGATTCTCCATTCGCCCTTTTTAACCTGTCGGTCATAAGAGACATAGGACTTCCCACCACCTAAAGCTTGATCATCAGCATCAATCCAAGGCAGAGTATGTTTATACATAACCTGATTCCTAAACCTACCTTTGATTTTAATAGGCTGTTTAAGACGCTTCTCTTTTAATAAATGTTTAGATACCCTAACCAATTCTTGATTAGCATCTTTAATATCTGCTAATTCATTTCTGGCTTTGGTGTCTGCCTTTATCCCACTATAAGTTTTTATAGTGACTTGAACCTTAACGCAAGATTCTGCTAATGCTGTTTTCTTGTCGCTAGTTTTCTTTTTACTCATAATAATTTCTCCTTATTTTTGAGTTGGTTTAATTACCAATACTGGATAATCTCTTATCCAGTTTCATAGCATCTCAGCTAATCATCAGTTGGTTTAAGATTTTAAGTAATCAGGGTCGTCTTGGATTCTCTTAATAAACTCTTTTTCATACCCTATAGTTTCATCAATAGATTTTTTTCTATCTCGAATCATCCAATCTAAATCTTCTTTCTTAGATTCCAAAAAATCAATGTAATCCTTTACTGCAAATATGACTGTAGAAGCATCTGTGCTTCCAAAAACAATATCGCTACTGTTCTTAACTTGTTGTCGCCATTTTTTACCAAGATTTTCTGCGTACCTTCTTCTTTCTCTATAATCTAAATACATAATAATTTCTCCTTATTTACGATTAAAAATTAATTAACTGAATTGTAATCCTTTCGAAGTAACTCATCAGGCATGACTACTAATGTCATACAAGGATTACACAATGGCGAATAAGGTATAGGAGAAATCAAAAAGACCCTTATCCCCTATCTCTAGGTAGTGCCATTGTGCATCAATTTTTGATTAGATTATTTAGACCAAGATATCTTGGTTTTTAATGTGCCAATCAATAAAGACTGATGTCTCTTTTAATTTTGATTCCTTTGTAGTGAGCGCTTTGACAAACAAAACTGCGAACTCTTGAGCATCGAAACGCTCTACATAAGTCAGAGCATTTTCAAAGTCCTTTGGAGTTTCAACCGCACTGATCAAAGAGGCAACACTCGCGTATTGCAATTCTGTTTTCTCAGGTAGTTTTGCTTTCTTTGGACTCTTTAGAATTTTAGTAGGCGATTCCAAATCATTTTGGAAAGCACAGAAAGTTTCAAACTCTCTGGCTACTGTTTCGCCTAGATAAGATTCCAAGACTGGCTGGACTAAGGATTTTCTCAAATCCCCATCCAACATCTCGCTCACTTGATGCCATGTTCTAGGTGCTGGGAAACCACCCTCTTTCTTAGCATCGAATTGATGTAAAAATTGAGGCTGGAATGATAGAAATGCAAGAATGTCTGCATTAATATCATTTTGATATGCCCAATCCAACCACTCTTTAGTATCTGGAACTAAGTCCAGAGTTAAACAAGCAGATTGAAAATGGGTCAATATCCTTTGAGCACCCGCCCTGTCAGTTGAATGATTACCCGCTAGGACAATTTTCCAACCTTTAGGCAAAATATAATCAGTACCAATACGACCCTCAAAAGTTAATTGTCGGATCGTATTTTGTAGTGATGCATTTGCTTGAGCGACTTCATCCAAAAACAAAAGACCTTTACTGTTTTTATCTGTAGGCAGATTGTCCAGTAATGCTCTTTTCTGACTGCCAGTTTTATCATCGATATATGGTAGTCCAGAAAAATCAATCGTTTCATACATGGCAACCCTAAAGTCTGCAAAACCAAATTCATTCTTTTTTGGTTTAACATTATATTTGGGTCGACCTTTGTAATCCCTGACCAGTTTTAGTTTGGATTCATCAGCTAGAGTCTGAGCAATCTCAAACACTAAAGCAGATTTACCAATAGCTGGACTTCCTTTTATGAAAGGCACGCTATTAGTTGCGTTCTGCAAATTGTGTAAGATCACTTCCACTAACTCACTTGGTTTTAATTTACTCATAATTTTTCTCCTATATTTGTAAATTAATATTGCTGTTTCATCGTTTCCGAATCATCAGTAGGAACTACATTCCTATACAGCAAGGGGAATCTTTCGATTCCCCTTTTGGTTGAAAGTTAAAAGTCTGTGATTGCATTTAGATCAATGCCAGTTTCCAAGTATCCATCAGCATCTAATCTTGGAGTACGAAAGAACTTAGAGTCGAATACCTTTTGAACAATATCTGGATTAAAACTATCATCTGATAATTTTATTATTTGTTCGTTATGTTTCTTCGGTTTCCAAGTTTCCATCATGTGCAATTCTTCATCAAGATCAGCATTTCTAACTAAAACTTGCTCCTCATTTCTCTGAGCAATTCTAAAGTCATAACCCAATGCATCAAGAACACCATTGATTCTTTCTCTAGTAGTTGGTGTATGCCAACCGCATAGATCAATCTTCACAGTTTGATAATCAATCTCTTGAAATAAATTTCCAGATTTATGGTCTTTATCTTCACACAAATGTCCAGTCTGAGAAATCTCAGCTATTAGATTTCCATGAAGATAAAATTTAGCGACTCTTTCACCCCTAATGAAACCCCATGTCCTTGAATGACATACTGAATAAGACCATTCTACTTTAGTATTGTCATTTTTATATGGCTCAAAATTCACAAATGCTTTTGAACTTTCTTTTGTTATCTTTCTCATAATTTTCTCCTTATTTAAAAGATTCTGTTTCGCATATCCCATTACAGGATGCTCATCAGTCTGGTTAATTCCAGAGACAGAAAAATTCCAGAGACAGAAAGGGTCAAATATTGACTGGTCAATATTCAACCCTTTTTTATTCACTCTATTATGATTCTTTCTTTTGGGTCATTCGCCAATTCGTATATCTCTCGATATTCCTCATCGGTTTCAAATGCTTCAATATCCACTTCACCCCAATTTTCATCGTCATAAGGTGGTGTTCTTGATTCATCTTCCCATAAAGCAGTAGTCAACAATATTCCATCATCTAAGATGAAAGCATTGCCATCATATTTTTTTAATGTGAATACTTTTGATTTAACCATTATGATCTCGCTAGTTGTTGCCTAAGCAAACTATCTAACACTAAATCGCCAATGGTCACAGTATGAGGTTTCCCACGATACTTAGCCCTTTTGGCTTTTTCATAATTGGTTATTTTTCTTTTTGGTTTACTCATAATAATCTCTCCTTATTTTTGAGTTTGGGTTAATTCCCATTAGATACACTCATTGAATATATCTAAGGGGAAGTAAGCAGTTTGTAAGTCTTGCTCAGGACTGTTGGGTTAATTGTCAGACACATTCATCTTAACAACCGCAAATCGCCATAGGAATACACATGCAGTTCGTGTGATCTGCCAGAAATTTCTTCTACTAATGCGTATCCGATTTTTAACAAATAATATAGTTCATTTTGTGTAAGTTTTGCTACGTAGTACAGACCATCAGTTTCGTGTTCAAGTTTATACAGTTTTTTCTTATATGTTTTTGGCATAATTTTTTCTCCAGTTTGTATTATGTTTTGGGATTAATTCCCAATAAGCACACTTACAATAAATGTACTTATGGGGAGTTGAGCAGTTTTAGTCTTGCTCAGGACAGTTGGGTTAATTGGCAAAAACATCTATTGAAACTTTGTTCCAAATTTCCCAATGATATTTGGATAGACCAAATATTTCTTCTGCTGTATCACTACAGAACCAAGATTCTTCTATGTAATCTTCAGCACCCTTACCAGTTGATACAAAGTGTGTATTGATCAATTCATAGAACATACCGCCATCAAATGTAATTGATACAGCATTTTCATCTTCATTGATTCTAACCAGATAGTCATAATCTGATCTTTTGAAAGAACATGAAAAACCATGTTTCTCTGACCATTCTTTATCGCTTTTTTCTTCAGCATTCAAAAAGTTGTAAATGTTGGTTTCAATTTGTGATTTTATTTTTTCTAATTTACTCATAATAGTTTCTCCTTATTTTGAGTTGGTTAATTCTGATTTCGTGGTTACTCATTCAGACTAGGTTACCAATACCTAGTGATCAGAAAACTGTATTGCGGTAGCAAGGGGAGAAACCCCGCTACCGCCAGTTATAAATTAAATTCTTAGGACTACTTATATAGACCTCGCTAATGCTCATTATGTCTTGCGACTTGGCTTTTCAAATTCTGCTTTTTAGATAAAGATAATTAATGATTTTTATTTTTGCTACTCACTTTGCTAATGCTTTCGCTACTTCCTGATTTTAGACTTGGCAACCATGATATCGCTATCAATCTGTTTCCATCTACTGCCCTCTTTTTCTTCCCAAAAGATTCGGCAATCAGGATTAAAAATCCAGTTATCTAAAAAGTGATTATTTGATCTCCCTTTAGAGACTCACATTTTCGGATTCCCATCCTTGCTGTTGGTATTTGTTTCAACCCTAGATTTGAATTGTCAGTAATGAGAAATCTACAAACTCATTTT